TTTTTACTTTCAGATGCGAAGCACAAGGAAGATTCCACTATAAAAGGCGATGATGGTAAGCCGATTTACAAAGCTGGTGAATATGTCACTAAGCAAAGTTTTGGTGAGAAAGTTGAAGATGGCTTTGTTTCATTTATTGACACATTCCTTAATCCTTTAAGTTTTTTAGGGGATAACTTTACGCTTGGTGGCATAAACGCGTCTTATGTTGAGGAACAACTTAATGCGTATAAGAACGGTGGCACGTTTGTTTACGGCGACGACGGCAAGACCGTTGTTGGTGTAGCGGAGCCTAATTTTGATGCCAGCGGTGATGGCAACAATGACACGGTTGTTTTGTTTGATGGAGATGGCAACAAGACAGTTACTGGAGATGGAATAGGAATATCAGATATTACAACATCGAACAGCAACACTGACGGCGAAGATTTCGACATTGATATTGTTAATTCTAATAAAACTTATACAAACACTGAAGATGGTGTTGTTGTAGGCACACGCGGAGTAGAAGAGGAAAAAACAGGTGATGACAATAACTTTATCATCTGCGAAGAGGGTTTTGAGTTTGATCCTGTAGAGGGCATTTGTATGCCTATAGTTGGTGTTGGCGATGGCGATGGCACTGGTGGCTCTAACAATTCTAACATTTCTATTGGTGATGTTAATCGCAATGTTTCTTCTGGTTCTTATACTTCAGTTCCATCTAATGTGACTGGTTTAACGATTAACACGCCGAAGCAGTTTAATCGCGGTGGCATGGTAACGCCGAACATAAGTAGATTTGTTCAGTCTTTAGGCATGTAGGGGGTTTTTATGAGCTTTATGTACGAAGAAGGTCGCGGCAGTATTTACGATAGCTATACTAGCCCCGAACCTAGGCCCAAGTCTAGGCCGACTGAGGTTCCTAAAGAAGATGAGGAAAAGGGTTTTTTCCAATCACTAGCTGATCTTTTTTCTGGTGGTAATGATTCTCCTGCGCCTGTTTCTGGTGGTCGTGGTAATGTGGTTGAGTCACGAAATGAGCGAAGTAACTATATTAACGATGTTGTACCCCCGTCTCCTGTATCTGCTCCTCCTAGGCCACAAATCTATGACGATGTTTTGGGGAAACCTTCTGACGACAACGTGTTTTCTACGAGATATAATCCGAATACAGAGAACTTTGATGTTATAGACAACCCTAGGTTTATGAACACTAGAAACAAGAATGACATCACGCGTAATATTGTTCAATACGTTCCTCCGAATATGCGTGATGCTTTGATGATTGGTGGTCAATATGATCGTTCAGTACCTCATGCTTTTTTTGATAATATTGGAGGTCTGTTTACAACCGACAGTATTGGCTTTGATGACGATTATCAAAGTTTTGGCGAGGATTTAGGCGCATACTTCCTTGATGACCCCATAGGTTTAGGCACTGATGTTGTAAAAGGAGTGGGCGAAGGACTTTATAATTTTGTTACCAGTCCGATTGATACGGTTTCTGGTTATGTGAAAGATGTTTATGGCGCGGCAACACGGGATCAAACGAACCGAACTGCTGATCAGAGGTTAGGTGATGTTTTTACTGCGGGGTCTATTATTCCTGCGGTGGGGGGAGCTAAGATACTCGGTAAGGCTGCTTATAATAGCAATGTTTCAAGGGGCCTTAGAGGTGATCTTGCAGAGGATTTTTATGGCCCTGATGGTCCTCTAGTAGCTCCAAATGTGGGTGGTTTTAAGGTTCCAGAAAACCCTTTATATAGGGATTCTCTTAATGCTCATTATGATTTTTTAAAAGCATCTGGACTTTCTGATTATGAAATTGAAAGTGAGTATGGGGTAAAAGCCTATCAAACGGCCAACGCCCCTCGTGTTGTTGGGGAGGTTAAACCATCATCCGAAGTTGATGTATCTAACGTACCTTACAATGTTGGTAATATGGCAGAGCAAGGCATGAAAGGGTATGGAGGTTTTTATCGACCTAAAACTGATGAAATTTTTATAAGTGACAAAACGAAACCATCACGGATTGATGGCGTAATTCGTCATGAGGCCGAGCACCAAAACCAGAACAGCTCAGGCGTAGGCGGTTTTAAATATGGCGCGGGTGGGATGGAATATGCTTTTAAACTTCAAGAGAAAAAATTACAGGATTTAAATTCTCAAATTAGGCAAGAGACAGATCAATTAAAAAAACAAGAGTTAATAGCAGAAAGAGACGATATTGCAAATATTGATGCGGGTGGTTCTTACATGAACAGTTCTATTGAGCGTGGTGCGCGTCAAGGAGAACTAGACCCGTTTAATACATATGACCCTACTGTTACTGCTGCTGAACTTCTTGATCCAAAGATTAATCCTACAAATTTATTAAATCGCCTTAATGATTCTCTAAATAGAGCCGTTCTTCCTACTCATGGTGGTTTATCTCGTTTTAGAGAAATGGGTCCAAGAGTACCTTTCACTAATGAAAAACTTTTTAAAGGTATTGCAGAAGCTGGCGTGCCGTTTGCTAACATGAATATGCCTAGAACGCCTAGTACAAGAGGTAATCAGCCTGTTCCGTTTATATCTGGACCTGATGGTAGTGCGGATCAGGCATTATATAGCCAATCTAAAAACCCTTCACTTGCTGACGATATTCAAAGAAAACTTGATTATTTATCTAAAAAAGCTCCTGTTGTTGAGTATGAAAATCGAAAAGCACAAATGATGAATGGTGGTATTTCAGGCGCAAGGCTGCAATCTAACTTGGACAATTTAGCTAGGAACTTGGGCATTGAACGAACTGACAGGTGATTTTTCAAAGTACCTTACGGATGAGGAACTAGCCAAGGTTGCTCCTATGCTGGAGCGTTTAAAGACGCTTGACGATAGAAATGAGAAGCAAGATAGCTTTATGAGCTTTGTAAAGTATGTTTGGCCTCAGTTTATTGAGGGCAGGCACCATAAGATTTATGCGCAGAAGTTACAGGATGTTGCTGATGGCAAGTTAAAGCGTTTGATTATTAACATGCCTCCGCGTCATACGAAGTCTGAGTTTGCGAGTTATTTGTTTCCGACTTGGCTAATGGGCAAAAGACCTGATTTGAAAATTATTCAAGCGACACACACGGCTGAGTTGGCTGTTGGATTTGGTCGAAAGATCAAGAATTTAATTGAGAGTGAGGATTTTAAAGATGTTTTCCCAAGTGTTAGTTTGGCTACGGACGCTAAAGCGAGTGGTCGTTGGAGCACCAATGGCGGTGGTGAATATTATGCGGTTGGTGTGGGCGGGGCTTTGGCGGGTCGTGGCGCGGATTTGGCGATTATTGATGACCCCGTTTCGGAGCAAGATGCGTTAAGCTCCACTGCTTTAGACAACATCTACGAGTGGTACACTTCAGGTCCTCGCCAGCGTTTACAGCCCGGTGGCGCTATTATTATCGTTATGACACGTTGGAGTATTCGTGACCTGACTGCGAAGGTTTTAGCCAAGCAGAGTGAGAAGGGCGCGGATAAGTGGGAGATTGTAGAGTTTCCTGCGATTATGCCTTCTGGTGATCCTTTATGGCCTGAGTATTGGGGCTTAGATGAATTAGAGGGTGTTAAGGCTTCTATCCCTGTGGGCAAGTGGAATGCGCAGTACATGCAGAACCCCACTGCTGAAGAGGGTGCGATTATTAAGCGTGAGTGGTGGAAAATCTGGGAGAAGGATGATCCCCCTGATTGCAGCTATATTATTCAAAGTTATGATACAGCGTTTAGTAAGTCTGACAGGGCTGACTACAGTGCTATTACGACTTGGGGCATATTTCACAATGAAGAGACGCGAGAGGATCATATTGTTCTTTTGGACGCTGAGAGAGGGCGCTGGGAGTTCCCAGAGCTAAAGGAGCAGGCTTTGGAGTCTTACAAGCTTTATGATCCTGATATGGTTTTAATTGAGCAGAAGGCGAGTGGTATGCCGTTGACTCAGGAGCTTCGCAGGATGGGTATTCCTGTAACACCATTTACTCCGAGCCGAGGTGCTGATAAGTTTACGCGTATGCACGCCTGCGCTCCTGTGTTTGAAAGCGGCATGGTTTGGTGTCCAGAGACTAATTTCTCTGATTTAGTTATGGAAGAATGTGCCGCTTTTCCGAATGGTGAACATGATGACTTGGCGGATTCGATGACACAGGCTATACTACGTTTTAGACAAGGTGGTTTTATTACCACTCCAAGTGATTACGACGATGAAGATGAACGGGCGTTTATGCGTCAGAAGCGCGAATACTATTAGGAGACTATTATGGCCGAAGAAGGAAGAGTAGATAAAGAATCAATTATAAGGGCCTTGCAAGAAGCTATGACTATGAGTGATTCTGGCAAAACCATTTCTGACGCTGATAGAATGAGGATGCAGCGGCTAAAGGGCATGGGCAAACCTCAAGGTATGAAGATGCCCGAAAGAATGAAGACAAGAGGTCGTGGTGACATGGACCTTTCTGATTCAGACATGAAAATGCTTGAGCTAATGATGCAGCAACAGCAAATGAAACAAGGCGCTGCTGAACGCAAAGCATTTCCACCACCGTCCATGATGAAAAAAGGCGGCGAAGTTAAACGCAAAAAGAAGCCTAAGATGGGCGCAGTTATGAAAGGCCGTGGCGGCTCATATAAAGGAATTAAATAATGGCTGATAGAA